TTTTCGCCAAATGAAGCCGTATCTCCTCCAGCAAGTGAAGAAAATACTTTCTTAACCGCCTCCCAAACTTCGCTCAATGCCTGTTTAAAGTCAGATATTGCGCTCGTGTTTGTAAAGCCTTGCCAAAATTCTTTGATTTTAGCAACTGCCGAACCAACAAACGATGTTATTTTTTCGATAACTGCGTCAAAGTCAATCTTGCTTACAAAACTCTCAATCCCTGTTGCTAGTTTATTGAAGTCAACCTTGTCAAGTTGGGTCATGATTGCCTCTAGCGCCTTAATACCTGCCTTAGACAATGTATCGAAAGCTGGCTTTAATTTGTTTGAAAGTGTTTCTTTCAATCCGTCCATAGCTTGGTCAATCGTCTTGTATTGTGTAGCCATATCCTGCATGGTTGCCCCTGCACGTTTAAACGCCTCCGCAAAGTCGTCTGTTTTGACTTCCCCTGCTTGAATTTTTGTAATCAATTCATTAAGGGACAATCCCATTTGTTTGGCAACTTCGCTCATACCTGCTGGAGCTTGTTCCATCATGATTTTAAAGTCTTGCCATGTTAACTTTGGCTTAGCTAAAGCCTGTACCATTTGTTGAGAAAGGGACTTCATCGCTTGTTTAGGATTTTCAGACGACGCTGCAAGACCGCCCATAGCTTTTACAAGCTCGTTGCTATCATTACGCCCGATTGCCGCCATTTGAGAGAATGTACTTGCCATGTCTGAGGCTGAGTAAATAGTCTTAGTTGCATAGTCCTGCATAGCCTCTTTTGCCTCGTTGATTTGGTCTTTCCCCCAACCCAACTTGCTTAGGTTTCCGTCAAACGTATCCCAAGCCTTTTTCGAGCTATTCAACTCACCGACCATTTCGCCCATAGTATTTTTGATACTTCCAAAAGCGGATGTAATCGCTGAGCTGACAAGATTAGCACCAAGCATAGATTTGAACATTGACGAACTCTTATTTGAAATCGTATCGAACGCATTCGACGACTTTTGAAGTCCGTTGATTGCTTTTTGAAGTCCGTTCAAAGTAGAACTCATTCCCTTATCGACTGCGGTTAACACCGCTTCGACTGAATAAGTTTCTGCCATTATATACCTCCTTTCATTACGTGTTTGCTCTCAGTAAGAGTTCTTTCTCTTTGTCTGAAAGCTGATACTTTTGTTTGTTAGTATCTTTTTTCTTGTAAAAATCACTGTACTTTTTATACAAAGGAGTTTTTCCGTCCGACTTAGTAGCTTCTACCTGTCTAGTTAACCAAGCAGAACGATGTAAGAGTTCATCTTCATCTTGCTTTCTTAACAACACTCCAGTCATCAACAAGTCATACTCGTACATTGTCATACGACCAATCTCGTTCATATCTGTAATGTTTAAAAATCGGACACAATTAATAATGATTTCCTCAAACGTTTCTAATGATGATTTCTCAATTATTTCTTCTTGAGACCTTGGTTCATCTCCTGTAACAAAGACTTTCCTGCGTTTGACTCGCTTAATTCTTGAAGTACATCATCGAATAATTTTTCTAAATCTTCGCACTCTTCAACGTATGTTTCAACGTCAGTCAATGAAGGACGAGGGCTTTCTGTAACTGTTCCGTAATAGATAATATCGGCTAATGAAGCGATATTCTTAGCATATAATTCTGGAATTTTAGCAGAAAGTGCCATTCCGAATTTCAAGCCTTGTTGTTCGATTGGATAAGCTTTATCGAGCGCACGAACGAATTTCACGCCAAATTTTACGTTGTATGTTTTATCATTAATTGTTAATTGCATTGTTTTTTCTCCTTTTTCTAATAAATACAATAAAAAGAGAGGCGTTAACCTCTCTTAATTTCTAACCACCGATTCCAGGTGAAGCAGCTACAGGACTAGCTGGACTAGCTGTTCCTTTTGTTGTATCAGCGAATTCATATTGAACCACTTCTGCTTGACTAGTGTTTAGAGTTGCATAACCTTTAACACCAGTACCATTTACTGCAAATTCAAGTTCTAACTCGATTAGGTCCTCTGCGTTTTTAGTTTTCTTGAACGATGTTAAGTAACCTTGGTAATATACTGACTCGTATTTGTTACCTTGTTTTTTAGCATTCTTTTCAATTTCCCAAACTTCAACAAGTTCGCCCTTATCCATAGCTGTTTCTAGCTTAGCGACAAGTTCATCGTCTTCCGCCATGATTGTTGTAGCAGTAATTGAAACCTCAATACCACCGACTGATTGTAAAACTCCGTCTTTAGTTTTAACCGAGTTTGTGTCACGGCTTTTCTCTGTTGAGTGTTCAGTTTGGAATGCTAGTTTAGCACCGTCTGCTTTGCTCGCTTCACTTAATAAGCGAAATAATAAAATACTATCAATACCTTTTTTTGCAACTGGCATTTATTTAACCTCTTTTCTATAAAATTGTAAATACTAGACGAACACGACCACGCTTTAGTGGTTCGATTGTCGTGTTGTCATCAAAAATCGAAATTGTAGATTGCGAGATATTTAAGGCTACATAATAGCCGTCAGCCTCAACAATCTTCATCGATTCCGCTAGGATACTCGAACACATATCCGATACTTGTTTACGTTTTTTACGGGTACTCCACACCGATAAGACAAGTTCGACAGTCCCTTTCACGTCCGTTTTGTTAGGTACTAATATAGAAATAGTATCCTCTAACTCAACGAACGGATAAGGCACATTGTCGTCTGGTTTATAGTCGTATGTTTTGTACCCCAACGAAAGACAGCGTTTAAACACGCTATCAAAAATTGCTTGTTCTCTTGATTTCATTTAACCAACCTCTCCAAATCATTTTTAAATAGTTTCTTTTGTTCGTCAAAAGCTGGTTTGATAAACGGCTGTGCACTCATTTTGCGAGTTCCTAATTCAACGTAAGCAGCGTAAGCAGTCCCTGGAGCCACTCTATATCTAAATCTATCTATCTTGCTACTATTAACAGAGATAGAACGCTTAGTCGCCCCTGTCGGTTTGACAAAATGTTTATTTTTGCCTCGACCCTCATAGTGCCCTCTGAACTTGGAAGCGTTGTTTACTGCTTTTTTCTGCATTTCAGTACCGTGTTTCTCAACGATGCGCTCAACCTCTTCCATTTTAGCGACTCTTTGAAGTTTAGTTTGAAGTTTTTCAAGGCCTTTTAATTCAAATTGTAAGCTACCCAACAGAATTATCCTTCTCTAAATAGAATACTCTTCCAGACTGTTTATCTGCTCTGCATTTATAACGTTCATTTCGATAGTTTAGATAAGTAAATGAGATTTTAGGCGTGTTTTGGAAATACACCACTTTTGAACCACGTTTATACTCTCCAAATACTGCGACCTGCTTATCAATTCCCAAGTCCATTACATGAACTGGAACGATAAGTCTTTCTTCTTCATTAGAAGTATATTCGCCTGTTTCTGGATTGTACTCTTCTTGTTGCTTAGCAATAATTTCCACTCTTTCGTTGTATCTCATAACATTTTAAACCCCGCATTGAATGTTTTTGAAAAAACTCGCTTAATCACACTATCGTATTCTCTGAAATCATCAGCATTGAATGTCATTGAAGTGCCTTCGAAGGATTGAATTTTCATTCCCTCAGCACCAATCCTATTGAATCGTTTAATAATAACCTCGGTAATAATATACTCGAGGCTTTCTGGAACATCATCCACGCCTGCGTATGCTAAGAAATTAGCAGTCGTCAACTTTGCTATTGTACTTAGTAACTTATCTTGAAGATTGTCTTCAATACCTAGCAATATTTTTGCTTGAGCGATATTTTCCATGTTATCCCTCCAATAATACTGCGATAAGTTCCTCTTTGCTTAGTGTTGAATAGCCTTTGATTTCACGTTCTCTTGCGATATCTCTTAACTCGTTAACTGTTAACTCGTCATAAGTGATAATCTCAGACTCAGCAGGCTTTTCTGGATAATGTCGTCGTAACAACATACCCATTAAGCATTACCTCCAAATTTAACCACTTTTGTAGGGTCGTATAAGTACACGCCATAGTGTTCGTCACCAGTGATTACTGTAGTCTTTTTAAGAATATCACGGTCTGTTTCGATAGCAACATCACGTTTTAAATTGATAACGAATGCTCCATACTTAGCAACATCGTCTGTATCTGTTTCAACGGCTGAAACTTTAACAAGGAAACCTTTCCCTTTTTCTACTTTCTTAGAGCGCACGATTTGAACACCGTGTGTTTCTCCAAATGTTCCAGAAACAACAATGTTCGCACCAATTTCTGAACCGCGAATCCATTCTTTAACAGTTTCAGCACGTAAAGCAATAGCGTCTTGAGGGTTTACAAGTGCAACATAGCGAGCGTCTTCTTCGTCCTCAAACACTGCTAAAGCTTTATCAAGTGCAGCACCAGTTGTAGGTGCGTCATCAACATATTGAGTTGCTTTTTTAGCCTCAACAACTAAATCATTGTCCACTTTGTTCGCAATAGCCAAAGCGATTTGGTGTGCTGATTGCCCTAGTGGGTCACCAAAGCCAGATAATAAAGCCTCGTCTGTTAACTCGATACCTTTACCAGCTTTTTTGATTGTCATTGTTGATTTGTCAGTTGTTAATTGGTCTGGCTCGATTGCTGTGCCTTCCGCAATATCTTTAGCGTCTCCAGAATATACCCATTTTGGAACTGTAACTGTGTTTCCTGGTTGCCCTACTAACTCACGCTCAACGTAAGCTAAAGGTGTAAATTTAATCATTTTTGGTAACTTAGCTGAAACCATATCAGCTAGCACCTCTGGGTTTACCATTTGTGCAATTTTAGTTTGTGTCATTTATTTATCATCCTTTCAATTTGTGATATAGTTCAGGGTTGTTTTGTAGTAATTCGTTTCTACTTTGATACCCCATTTTGTTGAATTGTTCTTTTGTAATTTCGCCTGCGGTAGTGTCTTCCATTTTTTTAGGCGTTTTACCTTTTAATTTTTCGCCAACTTTTTTGTCAGCTAGTTCATTCACTAAAGCTACAAAGCTCTCTACAGCCTCCTGCGTTCTTTCTGCTGTATCTTTAACGACAATGCCTAGGATTTTCTCGTCTGCCACGATACCGCCCTCAGAAAGCATTTTTGAGGCTTCTCGCTCAAGTCCGCTTCGATTGATTTTTGCTTCGAGTTCCGCAATATAGGCTCTTTGCTTTTCTTGCTCATACTCCGCTTTTTGAGTTTCGTTCATCGCACGTAGCTTTTCGGCTTCATCAAGTTTTTCTTGCATTCGTTTATCGAATGATTTTTCTTGCTTAGCCAAGCGTTTTTTGATTAGCTCGTCAACTTCGCTTTGCGTGAATGTTTTTTGTGCACCTTCAACCTCTGCTGGATTGTCGACATTATCCAATTCAGTTTCCAATACATCGTTTTTTTCTTCTTCTGCCATTTAGGCTACCTCCTTTTTAAGTCCAGAGTGGACTATTATCCTTGGCTTTTAATGTCATCAAAGTTTGGACAGTAATCTAATTTTTTACACATTTTTTAAATCTATCAAGAAATGTGGCACCGTCGTACATCGACAGTTAGGATGAAATGGTGGTGCGTTCAATGCTGGAACCATTTCTGATACTTTAAAGATTCTACCATTGAACGGTTGGCAAATCGAACACGCTTTTAATTCTGTCATGACTTCGTACCATTCAACCTCGTTTGTCTCATAATTTGCTTTTTGCGCCTCAGAGTAAACCCTAGCGGACTCCGTGACTGCTAAGCGTCTAGCATATCCATAGGATACATCAAACTCTTTCTTTAGACTGTTAATCAGAACGTTTGTTCCTTTACCTCTCAAAACGGTATCCGCAACGCCTTTCTTAACAATAGCTCTTAATTCGTTTTGTCTTTCCCAAACTCTAGATGACCACGTTGCGTCTTCAAAGTTGGCAAAAACAATAGAGTCAGCAGATATTTTCGAGCTTTCATAACTACCGAGCGTCATATCAAGCACGCCAGCACTAAACAGATTTTCACGTCTGATTGACTCGACCAAGTGTCTATCAATGATTTCAAACTCACTTAAAGCTAAATCGTATTGATGCAACTTGATATTCGCTTGCAACACTTCTAAACGACTTGTTTTCATCTTCAAGTTATACAATCTCATCAAGTCATTTTCCGCTCTTGTGAAATCATCGCTTGTTACTTTCTGACCACGTTCTCTCAAACGATTAGCACGCTCGACTAACTGCTTAGCTTTAAACTCGACATTAATCATATCGAGCCTATCTGCTCGTTGTTTAGCTTCTAGCTTCGTGATTCCTTCTCTATCAGCATAACTTTGCCAAAAGCTATCGATTTCTTTTTGGATATTATTAGCGTGTTGTTGGTAGACACCTTGCAGTTGAAAAGCTACTCGCTTGTCCGCTAGTTCCCTAGCCTTTTCTTCCGCACGGTATCTATCTTCCCAATACTTACTGTCCAACATCGGCTACTACCTTCTTGCTTTCATCCATTTCAGCGTCTGAGTAGATTTTTTGTTTCTCTAAACGTGTTTCGAGTTCGCCCATTGCTTCCTCTTCACGCTCCATTCTTTCAATCTCTTTTTGTGGGTCGTCAATGATAGATAAAACAGATAACTTAGTTTCCTCCGACACTTGACCAGATAACTGCCCAACAATCTGAGCCTCTTCAAGAATGTTTCGTGGCACGTTTCTAGTAAACGTGTACGATAAACCTGTCCACGCATCCTCGTATACGGTAGTCAATGGAACGCTGAACACAATTCTATACAATCTGTTAAATGCGGATTGTAGTTTTCTGTCTTTCATACGAGCAAGGTTATCCATAGCTTGTAATTTGAAAGCTAGAGCTGTTCCAGACGAGTTCCCAAACTCAGACTCAGACATATTCGCAACCATTGAAATAGCAAAGATAGACTCTTTCAGTAAGCTGATAAGATTTTCTTGTGTCGTATCTGAACTTGGTTTTTCCAAGAAACCAACATCAGGAAGAGCCCCGTCTCCATTCTTCCAAAGGTTGAAAATTCTGTTTTCTCTAATTTGGCTTGCATCTTCTTCCTGTAGCTCTACTCCTAGCACTTTCAAGTAAGCATCCGCGAAATAGTCAACGTCATTGGCTTTCTCGCTTCCAGCCTTGTTCAAAGCATTAATCAATGTTTTCACACTCTCGAAAATACATTGTCGCTCTTCGTTCTCAATCAACTCAACTACTGGGATTGAGTTGTAAATATGTTGAGTGCGTTCACCAAATCTGACTGTTCCTCCAGTCGTGAATGTGGCGTCAATAATTTCATCGTTTGTAATTACTTGTCCGATACCTTCTTGATTATTCTCGTTAAAAGTGTATCTAACCGCAAATAACGGTCGTTCCTCAATGCTGTTATCATGAACGATAAACATATTGATTGGACTGTTATATGTCGCTCTTGTTTGTTTATATTCGTCTTGATAAACGTAAATAAACGCATGACCAAACACGCTAGACATTTTCGCAAGCTCAAATTCTGAGTCTTCCATGTCATTGATTTTACGAAAATCTGAGATAAAATCGTTTACGGTTTCGTCGTCATGTTTAATCTTAACTGGCACACCAATCTGATAACCTGTGAAAGTATCAACGATATACTTCGCATAGTTGAACACTAATCGGTTATCTGGTTTCCAGCTATCCTTTTTAGGCATTTTCAATACTTCGTGTTGCGAGAGGTACATGTCCTCGCTTTCGATATAATTCTTTACTAATTTACTCAAGTGTAACCTAACCGCTTCTGTTACGACTTCTTCCGTCACTACATCGCTCGTTGTTGTTATGACTTTTCGTTTGTTAACAAAAACTTTTGCCAATTTTAAAATCCTCCTTTTAGCATTTTGATTTTAGTTTGATTTCCGTCAATGCATTGCAAGCTATATCTTAGAGCGTCCATTAAGTGATTGTTTTTGTCCTCAGGCTTATTCAACCAGTTACCCTCTTTATCCTGTTGATAACAATAGCTGTAGAATTCGTCCATAATATGCTTACACGTTGGATGAACATAAATTGTGTATCCTTGTAACTTTGATACGCCTGCCATAATACTGTCTTTCCCCTTACGGCTCTCTCGCAATCTTACAATGTTATATTCAGTTTGTAATTCTCTAATCAATCTCGGCTCGGCACTATCTGCGATTATTTGAGCCTTAGAATATCCTTTTTCATATATCATACTCGCAACGTCTTTTGTTATCAATCCAACTTTATACGCTTCATCAAATATATATATTTCTTTCTTTTGTTCATTAATCAAGCTCGCACATAATGCGGTAGGGTCGTGTGTGAAACCAAAGTCAAGTCCGACCGCTAGTTGATAGGCTTCGTCTTTCAATAGCTCGTCTTTATCAAAGTTCTTGACCTTGACGTTTTCATATACTAAGCCTTCCGCAACGCCCCACTCTCCGTCACAGACAATTCTAGCACGGCGTGGGTTCGTTTTATATAAATCTTCGTATCGTTGTATATCAACTTTATCCAACCACTCATTACACCTAAAAGTAGTGGTTAGTGCCAATGTATCCGTTCGACTTGTGGCTTTATCGAAAAAAGCAGCCTTCAACCAGTGATGTTCATTCCACGGGTTGAAAGTGACTGTAATTTGTTTAAAAAAGTCTGGCGAGTCGTAAGTACCACGAATAGACTCGACAACAGTGCTAAACTTTTCCTCGTTTTCGATTTGATAAGCCTCTTCAAACCACGCCCAACAAAGAATACCAACATCAACTGTAATTGACGTTATTTTCAATTCATCGTCCAAGCCTCGAAACAGTATCTTTTGTCCTGTTGCTTTTACTGTGATTTCTGGTAGCGACTCATTAAACTTGAATAAATGAGTCACTTTCAGTTTGTTTGCTGCCCACTTAAAATCTGTATAAGTTGATTGTTTGTTCGTGTTTGAGTACCGTCTAACAACTAATAGATTAGACCACGGATACCTCAATAATCGGATAATAAAATTTAAAGCGGTAGTTTTTGATTTCTTAGAACCACGAGAGCCTTTAACGACTCGATAGAAATTTTTAGAACGCCAGAACGAGCCGTAACCTGCCCCGACCATTGAAGGCAAATCAATCTGGTATGTTCGCTTCATTCATGAACACCACCGTTTCAACTACAGCCTCTCGACCGTCATTCTCTTCTAACATTTTATTTTTCATTTTCTGAGCCTTAATCCGTTCTTTCTGTTCTGCCTTATCAAGACTATCTTTGACATCAGTCGTTGTTAACTTGCTGATTTGCTCAAAGGCTCGGACGTTACCCTTCATAGCTTTTTGCATAATAACCATAGCTAAAGCCATTTCATTAGTTGAGTCAAAACCTAAATCTTCAAGTTGTTTCTTCACGTTCGGGCTTGAAACCTCGGCTTGTAAAATCGTTTCAAAAGCTTTTCTTAGATTCGCTTTTTTTCTTCGAGCCTTGCCTGAAGCGATACCGCCTTTTTTAGCAATTTCTCTATGCTCGTCCTTAGTTCGTTTGTTAGCAGGTATCAAGTTCTGCTCATTAGCCATCGCCTCACTTCCTTACTTTACCTTTGAATAAAAAGCTTCCAACTTTTACATTTGTTCTAATTGTATTTTTTAATGCTAATTTACTTCTTGGGCCCACACTATTTCTTTTATATGTTTTAAATTCCCAATCTTTATTCTTATTTAAAGCATAAATCAAATTTTTTGCACTCGTAACTATTCTAAAATCAAAACCTTCATTGGCATATATATGAGCTACTACATTGAGAAATTTCGTTCCTAATCCTATTCCTTGATAATCAGGTAAAATCACCAATCTAGTTACTCTTTTAATTTTTTTATTTTTAGGATGAGGAAAGTGTATAACTCCTATAAAACCAATAATTTTATCTTGGTCATACAATCCAAAACATCTTGCACCTTTTGAAATATCTCCATTTAAATAATGATAACGTCTAAAATTTCCCCACTCTGCAATTGAACATCGCTTGACTGTAAATTTTTTTTTGCTTCGTGGGGGTATTGAAAAACCTGTTGCATATTATCAGTATTAAAACACCAATCTGGTTGCAAATATTCAATAACATCATGATGACATCCAACTGCGACAAATTTTTTATTTGGATATTTTTTCAATGCTTTTTTTAAAGCTATGCAAATCACTTTAGCAACTTGTCTATCTACGACGCTTGTAAATTCATCAAAAACTACAAAATCTTGAGTAAGTATTTTTCTTGCTAAATCTACTCGCATTTTTTCTCCATTTGATAAAATATTATATGGTTTCAACCATGATGGAACACTTCCAAAACCAACAGCATAAAACATTTTTTCTAATTCTTCAACGCTTTTACATGGTATACACTCAATCACTGGAGTATTTTCTGGATAAACAAAATCGTCTTGCAATTGTTCTTTATACAATTCACTTGCAATAGTACTTTTCCCTATTCCACTTCCTCCTACGATAAGTCCTATTTGCCATTTTTCTGGATAGTCAATGTTACCTGCAAATCGTTCTCCTATGTGTTCTGCTCCAACGTCAAAATCTGCCATAACTTTGGAAACTTTAAATGTCTCTTTTAATGTATTTTTCTTTATAATATCGAAACTTGGCATTTTATTCCTCTTTCTTGAAATTCATTATATAATTCTTCTAACTCATTTTCACTATTTGCTTCCACAATTAAAACTGATTCATCTTGAATTTCTTTGATTTCTGTATTTTTATTAGCTTCAACTTCCATTTCTTTTGAAATCTCAAATCCAAAATCACTCATATCAATATCAATAATGTTATCAAATTCTAATTGTAACAAGTCCAAATCAAATTCAGTATTCATTGTCAGTTTGTTATGTACTAGAATATACGCTCGTTTTTGTTCCTCATTTAAATGCGACAAGCGAATACAATCAACCTCAGTTTCGCCCATTTCCTGTAAAGCATACAAACGCCCATGTCCTTCGATGATTGTGTTATTTTCATCAATCGCAATTGGGTCATTGAAACCAAATTGTTTGATACTGTTCACAATTTGTTCAATCTGCCACTGAGGGTGTTCTTTTGCGTTGTATTTATATTCCAGCAAATCTGAAATTTTAATTTTTTCTATTTGCATATTTTTCTCCTTTTTACCAAATAAAAAAAGAGCGATACAAAATCGCTCTTAGCTCCTCTTTTTTGTTTTTTGTTAAAAAAGCCCCACAGCCGATTCGAACGGCTCAACACGAGAAACACAAAACCTTATTGGTAGGATAGGCTAAACACAAAGGAAAAAAAGAAAATCGTGTTGTACCTCTTAGGGGCATATTCGAGGGCGTTTTATCGCCCTCTAAACTTTAGGAGTTTCAAACTCTATGACAATTTGTAGAAAGTAGGCTCTCGCAACTATCCACGATATCAATATATCACGAAAAAACTGGGACATCAAGCGTTTTTCGTCCCTTTCTAATAATCAGTCAACATTTTCGCCTAACTTTTCAAGCAACAACTTGCAAGCTCGGTCGCACGCTCTCATGATTACATTTTTATTCGTGAGATGCTTTTTAGCTAAGGAACGATAATCGTATACTTTCTCAAAATAATACTCAGATACAAACAACCGTTGTTTTTCGTCTAGCTCCTCCAACACTTCATCAATGCACTTCGTCCAAAATAAGCGATTTTGAATATATTGAGAGGCTTCAACTTTCAAGAATTCATTTTCAATCGTTTTAGAATTAGTTCCTTTGCCCTTTATCCAAGCGTTGCAGTCTGGGTCACGCCATAACCAGCTCATTCTATGAGTAGCGATTTCACGTTCATAATTCGGATAATCACGTAATCGTTGCTCGGCTATTTTCTTATATCTCAAAAACTAAACCTCCAGCAATCACACTTAGTATAAACTTTTGACATCGAAATTAACATCGTCAACTGAAAATCCTAGGATATCTTTTAAGTTAAATAATCCTCTTTTCTGTTTACCGTCTGAGGCACTCAAGTAATTAAACGTGATAATATTATCAAATGGAAATTCTTTTTTTAAGTTTGTGATTCTTTCAAATCTTAATGTTTTTCCGTCTTTTAAAAATATAGTAATGTGCATTTTATCTACCCTCTCATATTATCAATGATTGATGTTACAATCCCTGCGATTGACCCAATTAGTATTAGAATTGAAATAATCAACACGTATATCAGTAATGGCACCATTGTTGCAAGCCAACTAATCTGAGTTCCAAATAATTTACTGATTACTAACGTCACACTTAAACTTAATGCCAATCCAAACGTATATACCCATAATTCTTCTTTATTTTTCATCATTTCCCACCTCTTCACGCAAAATTCTTTTTTTAATTCTAATAACTATTTCTTCAATGCCTTCTCTAGTTATCCAAGTTGTACCAGCAGGAAGAGTGCAAAGTATATCGTATACCGCCTTTTCATAGGTCGTCTCAGATTTTTCGTCTTTCGGTTGTTCGTTTAATACATTTGACTTCTCTATTGTCTTCAATGATTTTTCAAACCCAATCAAAAATGCGAAACGTTCATTGTAACTCATTTCTTCTAATTGTCCATAATCGATATCTTTTTGAAATTGTTTTAACGCTCGTTCATACATGAACATGTCTTTGTATTTACAATGTGCCACAATCAAGTAATGCACATCGTCTTTTAATTTATCGAATGACGCTTGCTTCTCGTTCATTTGCTATCAACCTTTCATTTTCCAACGGCTAAACACCTCTTTTTGTCTTTTGTTCATCCTTAAATTTTTCCTAGCTCTTTCGCTCTCGATTTTACGAATTACACTTTTAATTGGTTCATATATAACTCTAGTCTTCTTTACGACTATTTCATTTCCTTGGTTGTCTAATCCGCTATCAAAATATTCTAAGGTACAAGTGTTTGAGTCGTTCCAACCGTACGACTCAACAATTTGTTCGACCTCTAATAAAACGAAGTTGCCTTTTTGATTGATTTTAAATTTCATGCTGCACCTCTAGTCCGCATATAACTCTAAAATTCTAGCACCAAAAATTTCTTTTGCTCGTTCGCAATCTTTAAGATTTCTAAAATAGCCAAATTCTGGAAAATAATCGATGACAGTTGCTTTTAAAGTAAATAACTCATTTTCTTTTAAAACGATACAATAATTTGCCTTGCCATCTCCAAAACATGGTCGCCAATAACTGTTGCATTCGTTTCTAAACTCTTTAATTTCTTGTTTTAAAAATCGTCTCGCTTTTTCTTTTACTGCTTCTTTTTCTGAGTTAAAAACATTTCCTTGAGGTTGCATTTCATTTATTATTCCAGTGGTGAAACACCAATCAGCAACTTCGCCAATCTCGCCATACATATTGAGGTAGTATTTATTTGCATTTTTTAACATTTCAATCTTATTGAACATTTTTACGCCTCCACGAATAGTTCGATAATCTCTTTGCCAAATATTTCAATCGCCCTTTGGCAGTCTTCTCGATTTTTAAAATGTCCAAACGTGTCAAAGCTGTTGTTTAAATACATTGATAATGCCTCTAATTTTCCAGCGCTTAATACGGCAGACCATTTCGCTTCGTTCGTATCGGTCCAGTCTGGTTTCCAGCCTTCGTTGCGTTCGTCACGAAACTCTCTAAATTTTGCGAGTAGAGTTCTTCGATTTGACTCTAGGTTGGCTTCTTGCTTAGTTGCGAATATATTGCCTTGTGAAAAGCGATTAATGTCAATGTCCATATTATCCCATTGACTTTCACTTACTAGCCCTTCATCGTCAATCCAAAAATATTTATCGTTATAATCATAAAAATATTTCAATTTCCAATCATTTTTTGCTCGCTTGATTTCTAATTTCAGTTCAGTTAATTGTTTTTCCATTTCTTCTGCTTTTTTTGTAAGTTCTTCTAAATTTGCCATTGTGTTTCTCTCCTTTTGTTTTTATGTGTTAGGGTATAAAGGAATATAAAGATTATCAGGATTCAAGCTTGATTCAATCGTTTGCAAAATTTCTTCCTCTGTTTCTTTCACACAAACTTGACCATATTCAAATCCATGTCCATATACCCATGTAAACACCTTCCCACCGTCGTTTACATACGTTTCAATACAAGAGATATTATCAACTTTTATCGTGTATTTTCTTGTTTCTTGGTTTGCGTCGGTTAGTCTAATAAATTTCATTGTGTTTGCCTCCTTTTATAATTCCTTTGCTATTGCCTATTTGTTTGCTTAGACTTTGTATATTCTTTGATTGCTTTTAATACCGCTCGTGTGATTTCATGATTGAACATTATTTCAGATTGTTTTATTTTGTTCCGTTCAATTTCATACCGATATTTCAAAACTGGGTCGTTTAAATCATATTTAATTTTCATGTTTTAACGCCCTCATTAATCAACGTATAGACGTTTAATTCTGTCACCAAATTTCTTGATTGCTAGTTCTGCGTCCTCTTTATTCTTGAAATATCCAAAAGGCGAAAATTGAGTACAATTCACAGACGAGGCTACTTTAAATCCTTTACTGTAATAAGAGTAAAATGAAAAATATTTATATTCTCTCGTCCATTCAACCTCCCAACCGTCGTTGCAATAATCTTTGAATTGGTTGAAATCGTACATGAGTTCTCGTCTTTCTCGCTCCCTTGTAGCCTCTTCCTCTGTTTTAAAAGTGTTATTTTGCAGCGTGACAGTTTCAAAGAAATCAAGTGGTGCGTTTGGTAATATTTTATAAATTGTTCCGTCGCCATCCAGAAAATGGCGTTCCTTACCTCTCATAGATTTTAAACGTTCATGTTTTGTTTTCTTATCCCTTAACTGTTTTTCAAGTTCTTTTATTTCTAGCTCTAGTTCTTTTTCTTTGTCCATTGTTTATCTCCTTTGTGTTATTATAGCTATCCTTAACTACATTTATAGTATATACTATTCGTTATAGTTTGTCAAATCTTTTTTTAAAACTTTTTTATTTTAATGTTCTAAAAAGTGTTAATGTAGGTGTCAAGAATTGCCAAGCTACTAACAACACCAAAAGCGTGATTGCAGATATTCTACATGTCCAAACCATAGGCTTGAATATTTTTTCGTCATCGTCAATCGATAGAATTATCAAAAAGGTTGAAAAGAATACAACAACTAACACTACATTCAAGCTTACAATGATATTATTCAAAAATATCTCGTGCTGTAATTGTGGAGCAATTTTCTCAGCTTGTTCGATTGAAATATGCAATAATTCTGCGATACGTTCCGCAACTAAACTAATCATTTTCTATAACCAGCCTTTCTCACGTTTCTTTTGATATTCAATTTCACGTCTACGAGTTAGATACAATTCAACCTCTTTGTAACCACGCTTTAAAAATTCCGAACAAACATTGTAAATAATACGGTCGTATACCTCAATAGCGAACCCGTTTAAAATTCGATAATATGTTTTGTCCTGAATATTCAACTCTTTTCGCAACTCTCTCTGAGGTGTTTTTTTCTGCTCTTCTTTCAGAATATCGGCTAAGTATTTATCACTGCGAAAATACTTTACACTATCAACCGTTACGGCTTTTTTACCGTCAAAATTTCGATTTTTTCTCCTAGATTTTTACAACATTCCGCAACCTTTACTGCGTCCTCGTATTCATCAAGCGCAAGTGCTTTAAACTCGAATTTTGTCAGTTTAATAGTCTTTGTCGGGTGTTGTTTGTCTAAGTACCCTCGCACATTATATTCGTTTGTTCCTGCATAATAATATTTATCAATCTTCACAATATATTCATTCATTTTTCTTTAACCAACTCTCTACAACATCAAGCGAACTGCCGTTCACTTTTTTAGTATTTAAAAACGTTGTGAGGGTAGTTGGCGAAAAACCAATCTCCCTCGCAATTTCAAAACGGTAACATCCCGAGCGCTTATCCATGACTTTTTGAACTCTCTCGGCTAAGTCTTTATGCTTTTCAAGTGTGTAGCTATCGTTTTTCGCTCTGCCTTTACTCGCTTTTATCTCGGGCGCTTTTGTAATTTTTTTCGCATCATAATTCGGTGTGATTATGATTTTTTCTTTTTGTGATACACATATCGCTTGCTATCCTTTTCAACGATTTTAGTGTTTTCAAGCTCTTTGATTATTACATAGCTATCATTACCAATTTTGATATTTTTCAACGTTTCTTTACTCCTTTATCTTTCTTGATTTTAAAACGAATTCCGTTATCAACGAAAATATTTCCGTTCTCGTCCTCTCTGAACCTCATCGGGTATTTTTCCACGATGAACTCTTTCGGTACGTATCCTAGTTTTTTAACCCAATTCATAAACGCTCGATTTTCTTCCTCGACGATGCCTTTGAAAATATCTCTCATGAGGGTATCGCCTAGAACATTTGTTCGCTCTTCCGTGAATTGCGGTTCGATTTTTGGTAAATCTAATTTTAACCCGTTCACATCAAGGCTCTTTTTTTCGATTTTAGAATGGTAAATCGTCATCTTGCACATCGAAAGTTTCTCCATTCGTCATAAAAGGGTCTGAATTTGCAAAATTTCCGCCCGAATTTTGATTTTTATTATAACTTTGAGTATTTATACCTCCCGAGTTCAAAACGCCGTTATCGGCTGTTTTTCGGCTTTCTAGCAAATCAAAGTTTTCAACGAGTACCTCGGTAACATAAACTCGTTGCCCTTGTTGATTATCATAACTTCGAGTTTGAATCGGTCCACTAACTCCAATCAATGAGCCTTTTTGCGTGTAATTCGCTAGCAGCTCCGCACCCTTTTTCCAAATTACGCAGTTAATGAAATCTGCTTCACGCTCTCCGTCTTTGTTTTTATATTTACGAGTTACGGCTAGAGTAAATGAGCCGTATGCGATGCCTGTTTGTGTGTATCTTAAATCAACTGGACGTGTTAATCGTCCTACTAAATTTGCGTTATTCATTTTCTAATTCCTCCAAAAGTTCATGTTTCTTCATGTCGAGAATGAGTTGAAAATGCTCGGCTCTTAATGTTTTCAGCTTTGCAATTCGTTTCATAACCTCTTCATGTTCAGCCTCTAGTGGTCTGATATATTCGCTCAATTCGTATTCGTTCCGTGCTAGGAAATAGCCTTTGTGCCGTCCTCGTCTTGTTGCAACGATTGGCACTCCCTTTCGGCACATTCCACTGATTACGCCCATTACCCTGCGAGGCGTTGTTTTAAAATCATAAGCAAGCTCTCGGCTTGTAACTGCCGTTTCTACTCCAAAACCTAAACGCTCCAACATGATTTGCTCGAATACCGTTAAATTTAAACGCTCCACGCTGTTACCTCCACTCTCGGTCTATCTGAGTATCTTTTCACAGCTCTAAAGTCCACGATTTGCTTATCATCAACAAATAAAACTCCGTTTAACCCGTCCGAAACGGCTTTAACATAATTGTCAATATCTGGTTTGACTACTGGATAAATTTTTCCCTCGTTTGCCAGTTCTCTTTTTTTCTTGCTAAAGCTCTTTGGAATTGATTTGTAAATAATCAACTCAACCCTCAATGCCGTTGTGATACATGGTACTCTGTTATCAATAGCCGTACTCTTCACGATGTTTTCGTATGCTCTAGTCTTAGGCGTTGTGTATACGTGTCCAAACTTTGAAAATCGAGGGCGTGCTTTTGGCACGCACTCCCCGTTAATTGTGAACTCAATTCTGTTCATTTTCCGCTCCTTTGCTTGTTTTTAGCTTTGCAATCTGCTCGGCTAGGTCATTTCTAACGTCCTCATTAATCGGCTTTTCCTGTTTAGGCTGTTGAGGTCTATTTGCCCAATCTGGCACATTTTCAACGAATCCTCGAGGCTTGCTGTATTGTTTAGGCTGTTGTCTGCGGTTGTTTTCCGCTAGTGCCTTTTCGAGAGTATCAATGCCCTTATTTGCCCAATCAACGAGGATTGCGTTTGCATATCTGAATTTCAACACGTTTTCCTCGACTGCTATCTCTAGCGCTCGTTTAACGAGTGCAGGGTTTAAATCATTACACCATTTCAAAATTGATTGTCGAATATAATCGCTAAGCATACCAAAATGATTTTCGTAAAAATTTAAAACATCAGAAATTTGTTTCTGAGCCGTTGTTGTTGTAGGCTCGTCTGCGAGGTTTTCGATTTCATTTTCGGATACAACTTCTATTTCTTTTCTTTTCTTTTCTTTTCTTTTCTTTTCTTTTGTGTACTTTTGTATACATAAACCCTCATTTTTGGGAGTTTCTGTATACATAAACTCAATTTCTGTAGGCAGAAACTCCTCTTTTTTAGGGTTTATGAGGTCAAAAACCACGTTAATTTTTGTGCGAACTCTTCGTCCACTTGCTAATACATATCTATTTTGAATGCCAATTGAGGTCAAAATTTTATGTTTTTCGTATAAGTTTTTATCGAAAAAATCTACCTCAACCATTTTTTTAATTACGTTTTTCGTGTACTCTTCATCGAGTTTTAATTCGTCCGCTATTAAGAAAATAAAATCGTCATCGCATTCGGCATAATAGCCGTTATCCCTGTATATATTTATGAATACATTGAGGGCAACGGCTAACCCCGACGCTCCCTAACTGCGAACGATTTTTTTCGTTTTTTAAAAATTTAAAAAAAATCCCTGCCAATATGGCGTATCAGCCTCGCTT